ACATAATTCCCCATTATACGCGCGTATAATGGGGAATTATGTGCTGATCTTTAGAACAAAGTCAAGGAACAAATTTTAGCGTTCCGATATTGTGTTTTTGTTTATTATCCGTTATTGTGTTCTGTTAGTTTGTGACTAAGTTAACGCGTTATTAGTTATCTTATTCTCAAATTGTGTTACGATAATCCGAGCGGATAATCAGGAGAGGAAAGATGAGCAAAGTAAAAATCGGTGAATTAATAAACTCACTTGTTAGCGATGTTGAGTCAATAGATAACTCTGACCGTCCTCAAGGGGAAAAAACAAAAAAAATAAAAGCTGTTGCATTAAAATTTAAAAATGCATTATTTAATGACAAGCGAAAGTTTAGGGGGAAAGGATTAGAAAAAAGAATTACAGCCAACACATTCAATGCCTATATGAGCAGGGCCAGAAAACGGTTTGATGATAAACTTCATCATAGCTTTGAAAAAAATATACATCGCCTATCTGAAAAGTATCCTTTATATAATGAGGAGCTATTATCATGGCTTTCTCTACCTGCTGCCGATATTCGCCAGAGAATGTCAGCTTTACAGGCAAAATTAAAATTAATTCTCCCTTTATCAGAAGATTTATCTAATATCAGAATTGGTGATAACAAAAGTCATAATAAGTTATTAAAATTATCAAATAAATATAAAGAGTGGCAATTCGCCATTTCTGATTTAACTAGCGATAACTGGAAAGATAAGCGCGATTATTTATATAAATTACTACAGCAAGGATCTGCCTTACTTGAGGAGTTGAATCAGCTAAAAGTTAACCATGAGATTCTCTATCATCTTCAACTAAGCCCTGCCGAACGCGCATCTATCCAGCAACGATGGGCAGACGTTCTGCACAATAAGAAACGTAACGTGGTGGTCATTGATTACCCTAAATATATGCAAGCTATTTACGATATTATAAATAGCCCTGCTACATTAAATAATCTAAACACTCGTTCAGGTATGGCTCCTTTGGCATTTGCACTTGCTGCATTGTCAGGAAGACGAATGATTGAGATTATGTATCAAGGTACATTTACTGTTTCTGGTAAGTATACCGTTGATTTTTTAGGCCAAGCAAAAAAAAGAACTTCTGATGATATAACCAGAAAAATATATACATTATGCGAAGCAAAAACATTTGTTTATTTAATAAATGTACTTCGCTCATGCCCAGCAGCATCTGATTTTGATGATGTCGTTAAAGGTTATGGAGATAACGACACACGCTCTGAAAACGGACGGATTAATGCCATATTAGCAAAGGCTTTTAACCCGTGGGTTAAATCATTTTTCAAAGATGACCGCCGTGTTTATAAAGATAGTCGTGCTATTTATGCCCGTATTGCGTATGAAATGTTTTTCCGCGTAGATCCTCGTTGGAAAAACGTAGATGAGGATGTTTTCTTTATGGAAATTTTAGGCCATGACGATGAAAACACTCAATTACACTATAAGCAATTCAAGCTGGCCAACTTCTCAAAGACATGGAGGCCAAATACTGGAAACGAAAATACCAGGCTGGAAGCATTGCAGCAGCTTGATGACGAAATGCCAGGATTCGCCAGAGGAGATGCCGGAGTTCGTCTGCATAACACAGTTAAGCAGCTGGTAGAGCAGGACCCCTCTATAAAAATCACGAACAGCACTCTAAGAGCATTCAAATTTAGCCCTACAATGATTAGTCGATACCTAGAGTTTGCTGCTGATGCTCTGGGGCAATTTGTTGGCGAAAATGGACAATGGCAGCTGAAAATAGATTCTCCAGAAATCGTTATGCCTGACGAAGAAGAGCTGGAAGCAATACCTGAACAGACGGATGAATTATCAGAGGATGACGATCTGGATGACGACGAAATTGAGATAGAGGAAGAGGAAGAGGAAGAGGAAGAGGAAGAGGAAGAGAGCGTAGAAGAACAGCAACCGCCCGCGCCTTCTTCACCTGTATCTAAGCCGGTATTTAAGCCTGTGAGAAATATTGGTGATGGCTCATACGTTGTTGAGTTTCATTATAATGGCCAGAATTATGCTTGGTCCGGCAGTGCAAACAGCCCTATATCAGCAATGCAGTTAGCATGGCTGACATATTTCGGATAAAGCATACGGTAAAGGCACCGAATTATCGGTGCCTTGTTGTGTGGTCTACCTCGCCTGCCCCTTTTCGTCCTCATCCAACTTTCTGATGGCCGTAGAATCAATACCCGCCGCCATACACACATCAGATGCAACAAACCACGGTTCGCCGTTAATCATCACTACACGAACCTGATGCTCTTCCTGAAAGGAAAATACTGCTAACGCGCTCATTCAGCCTCCTTATCGTGCAGCAATTGCGACGAGAGCGATGCTGAATAACCCTGTGCTTCGTGTGTTAGCTCACACGCAATTTGAAGGAGTTTCCCTGCTTCTGAGAGATAAATCGACGCCTCACAACTGGAGATTGTCCGATGGGCTGATGATACGAGCGCATAGACCTGAGCCAGACGTTCATCCAACGATTCCAGCAGGCCAACAGTGTTCATTTTTACCTGATTCATGCAGCCACCTCGCGCACCGGAATACGGGCAGACAATACCAGGACAAACCGGCTGGCGAACTGGCGACGAGCTTCCCGTTCAGATGACGCGATGGTGGAAAGATGATGGATGTGTGACTTTTTGTCTGTGCGAACGATTGCCGCAAATTTGAATTTGAACATGGTATGCACTCCGTTTAATTGGTCGTGCTACCACCAGAGTTCCTACGCTCTATATGGCGGTAGCCCAGACGGGGGTAGGAATACCGGTAAACGAAGAAACCGGCCAGCTAAAAGCTGCCCCATCTGAGCCACCATAAATTTGGTGTACGCAGATTTTACACACAAAAAAACACGCTGGCGCGTGTTGTGCGCTTCATTTACTCGGGTTCCTACGCCCGGCTACGGGATTTACCGTAGCGGAGTAAACTTTACCGTCAAAACGACGCACACGTCAATAATTTGCAAAGACATTTTACCCCGTGACCAGTCACGGGGACAGGTGTTTTTATAGTTTGCTTGAACGAGTGATCAGAAGTTGATCGTTAATCAAAGGCCATTACTGATTAAGAGATTGGAAATACCTAACTAACTTACCGGCATCATCACATTTTTCTTTATCTTCGTCCTTAACATAGCCGCGACAAAAGGCTGAATAAAATTTTGCATTTTCAGAAGCAAAAGCAGCCGTCGAAAGGAGCAGCTCTTTGCATGACTCTTTTGATGCAGCATCGGGATTATTTTTACATGCAAGCTCCGCTGATGAGTTAATAACAGAAATGCTATCTTCCTGGGCATAAACTGCAGCAGAAAAGGCAAAACATAAAACAAAAATAAAACTCTTCACTTTATCTCCTGTAACAGTCATCACAATTCAATCAACTTTTTTAGCATCAGCCATACGATTCAACCAGGAATCAACAATCGGTTGCTCATCTACAGAATGTTTACCAGGTATAACTCGCCAGCTATCTTGCGAAAATCTGCCGTACTTATGCGGGAATAGGCCTTTCTTTATCTCCCGCCATGTACTAGGAAAACCATCCACAAAAGTACCAATTAACAGGAGAGGGACAAAAATCAGAGCTACAAACCATCGTGCAAGAAAGTGTTCAACAACAACATTTTCACCGTTGTAGTAATACGCATACGCATCCAATATGCGAATTTTCCTTACCTTAAAAATAGCCTTATGCTGAGAACGACTTAACTTGATACGAATGTATCCCTTATCCAAAGGGGATTCGTATTTGTATGATTGAACAGCCATTTTTAACCCCACTCACCATCAGCAAACAAAGCGTTATACTCTGACAATGGTAGACGGTTGCCCTCGATGTAGAGATTCAGTTCATACTTCGTCTCCGGGTTTTCCTTGTCGGCTAGTTCCCAACGCTCAGCAGCCTTACGCGCCAATAATTCCACTGCTTTCAGATAATCCTCCGTACGGAACCAGCCAAAGATAAGGCCACGATCTGTTACAGCCCAGGCGACCTTTTTTTCTTCCTCCTGGATAGCCCTAATGCGTCGTTCGCATTCATCCCGGCAGAACTGCAGCTGACGGTAATCAAGTTTGTCCAAAAATGCAGTAGTAGACATATTTTTACTCCCTGTTCACCGAAAATTCACGATAGAAACGTTTCCACATACGATAAGTCTGCGCAAATTGTTCACCACGAAACATCGCCTTCCTGGCCTTCATGTTTTCCTTGTGAGACTTTCGGTCTATGAACCAAAACCATAGATGGAACACACAAAGCAAGAGACACAAAGATAATATCCAATCATTACCCATAGAAAGCGCCCTGCTCTTCGTAGCTGCATGAGCTATTCCCCGTAATGTATTCACGTAACCGCCGCAGCTCATTGCTGGAAAGGTGATCCATGAACTCTGTGAGGTACAGGGATGCAAACGTCATAGCTATGCTGGCTGATGACCATGATGACATGGTGGCCAACTCCTCACTGGAAAGCGCACTCATCGCCCAGGACTCAGGTACAGCCACTGGCAACACGGCCAAAGCCTCAGAAATTACTGAATGAGGGGCGTTTTGAACCTGCTCGTTTGTGGATCGCGTTTTATCATCCATATATATATTGAGATCCAAATCGCGATCCATTTCGATGGCGGTCTTCTCGGCTTTACGCGTTTTCAGGGTTAGGCCATCTTTCTGACGCTGAGCAAGAATATCCAGCATAAATGCCGCTGATTCAGGCTCAACAAAACGCAAGGTTGGACGCTTATCGCCGTCTCTGCCGCGACGTTTACCTGTTTTAAGGCCAAGAGAGTCGCAAATGTTTTTAAACAACGCTTCCGGCACTTTAGGCTTCCCTTTTGGCGTCATAAAACCACCAATGTGCAGAACGTTATTCAACAGGTCACGGCGTTCGGCTGTCATGAGGTTATCTCGAGCAAATTTGAGACGCTCCTGAGTCGCCTCGCCGGTCATAGTCTCAGGGTTGATACCGCAGTCGATAAAGTACTGCCGGAGAGTTGCTGATTTAAGCGCATAGAAACCGCGCGCCCCGACTTCAACAGTAGGAGTAGCTTTTACCTTGTAGTCGATTATTCCAGGGAATTTAGTTTTAAAGACATCATCAGCCTGCTCGCGAGTCATTGCGGTCACTACAAAATATTGCCACTGTCCCGCCTGACGGTATGCGTAGGTAAAATTGATGGCTGCTTCTTCCCGGTCGTAACGACGAGCTGTTACCTCATCTAAAAGCATTGTTTCATAGCGGCGAACTTTGTCTCGAGCACCATCGAAATAGAATTTCAGCGTGCCTTCTTCAACCGGTAGTTTCAGTTCGTTCTCAATATCCCAGCGGACAAGTTTTGCCTGTTCTTCAAGCGTTAGCGCGCGTTTTTTTAGCAGTTCTTCACGCTCTGATTCTTGTGGAGTTTCTGTATTGAGATGCAGATCCAGTGTCTGTTCCCACACAATATCCCGCGCTTCTTTACGCAGATCTTTACCGATATCATTTGCAGCATAATCGGTGGCCAGCGGCGATATCTTATAACCGTCGCTGTGCATGATGCAGATCATGTTGCTGGCGTAGTCGTTACGTGCAGACGCTTCAATTGCGGCTGCTTTAATTTTCATCCTGGTAAAGTCGGTATTGGCCACCCCCATTGATATACGGTCGCCATCGAAAACGACATCCGTCAGTTCACCGTTCATACCTGCAGTAGCAAGCAATGCCTGGGCGAATGCTCGTTCTATTTTTTGCGGGTCAGTTTCACGTTTTGCACGAGCTTTATCAAAGCCGATAATAAATTCTTTTGCTGTACGGTCGCGGCGTAGCATTTGCACTGCGTCGCTGGGTACAACTTCACCACAGAACATGCCGAAATGACGGTCAAAATGTTTTTGCTCAATCGACACGCCGGATGAAATAGACGGGCTATAAATCAGGCCGTCGTATTTTTTGACCATCTTTTTCGGTTGATTGGTAAATGCTTCAACTTCTGGCTCTGGTTTGTTTTTCTGGTTTACACACAGAAATTTCTTACCAGGAAAATGCATTCTCAGGGTGGCTGTCACATCTTCTGCAAAGGTGGAGCTGTCGGTGGCCAACATGATTTTTTCGCCATCCGATACAGCTTTCACCACCTCGGTCATGATGCGATCTTTTTCTGTATAAAAAACCCGGATTGGCTCACCTGTTTCGCGGTTGCGAACATCAACAGGTAATTCAATTACGTGGATCTGCAGCCATGCCGGTAAACCTAGTTCTTCACGGCGTTTCATAGCTAGTTCAGCCAGGTCAACCAGCAGATCGTTCGCATCAGCATCCACCATGATTGGGTGTTGTTCCGTTCTGGCCAGCGCGTCAATTAGCGTATTGAATACAGCCACCGGGTTTTCCATAGCCCGACCGGAAAGAACGGCACGTAGCCCTTGTGTGGCCTCGTCAAAGCCAAAATAGTCGTGCTGGCGCATCAACGGTTGCCAGCAGTTTTTAACAATCGAGTTTATGCAGATGGTCAGTTTACTGGCGTATGGAGCCATTTCCTGATAGCCAGGATCCTGATAGTGCAGGATATCGGCTTTTACACCTTTTCCTTCTGTCATCATTTCCCACAGGCCACCAATAAGGGAGACACGGTGAGCAACAGAGATACCACGTTCTGAGCTATGCATTAACGGTCGTAACAATCCAGTAGATTTGCCGGAACCCATACCAGCACGGACGATGACTATCCCCTGTAGTGATTGCACGTACTTCAGGACATCATCGGTCATTACCGAAGTTTCAAAACGCTTATAGGTGATATGTTGAGGTCGTTTATTGGGATCAGTTATGCGTTCGCTGAAAGAGCGCGGAGCCTGGGCAATACGGCACTTTTTATTCAGGCGACGGGCAATGTGGTCTTTTACCGTAGCACGATAGATATTTTCCAGTCCCATTTCACGCAGAACGATGCAGAACATGTTAAATAAATCTGACGGACTGTTAGGAACCGGACAGGTTAGCATGCCAATATCCACCGCTCTCAGCAGCTCTTTGGCAAAAGTACGACGGTTATCCCGCTTAATTGTCTTCAGGCGGTTGAGCGTCAGAGATAGCAAATCAGTACCGGTTTTCAGGCGGTTTGCTGTTGCAAATAGTTGACGTGCTGTTTCACGAAGTCCACGTAGTTTGTGCAGGTCGTTGAAGTCACTGCACTCCATTTGCGGATCGTCTTCAAAAGTTGGATAGACGCAGCGGACATCGTTGAATTTCGATAAGATTTCATAGCCAGTCCGCAGGCCGGTATTCCCTTTTCCTTCTGTGGCAGATTTCCGGTCATTATCCAGTGCGCAGGTGATTTTTGCCGCCGGGTACATGTTTACCAGTTGTTCCACAACATGAACCATGTTGTTAGCGGATACAGCGACAACCACAGCGTCAAAGCGTTTATCTTTTTTCGTGGCAAGCCAGATGGATGCACCAGTAGCAAAACCTTCTGTAACAGCGATGTTTTGCGCCCCTTTCAGCTCACCGATAACAAAGCAGGCACCGACGAAATCGCCGCTGGTTACTGCGCTGGTCTGGTATTTCCCACCTTGTTTGTCGATTCGCTGCCAACCCACAATACGACCATCATAACGACTGTCCAGGTGAGCCAGAGGGATAGCCATATATGTGGTTGGCCCCCGGCTCCATTTCGCACTGTCGTGACTGGTCACGCGACGCACATCACATGAACTAAAAACGTCACGAATACCTTTTTTAATCGCATATGGCCATGAGCCGTCTTCAGCCGGAGCATGTTCCCACGCGCTGTGGAATGCCAGCCATCCCAGCAAACGTTCATGGTCCATTTGGTTGTTTTTCAGGTCATTAATTCGTTTTTGTTCTTCACGGCGACGACGTGCTTCGGCCTGACGTTCTATTCTTTCCCGTTCTTCTTCCGGTTGTGCGACCACGGTCGCATTATTCCGTTGTTGCTCACGGCGATATTCAGAAAACAGGAAGGAGAAACCGCTCCATGAGCCAGCATCGCTGCCTTTATGGACGAAGTTAATGAACGGGTAATCAATCCCTTTGCTGTGTTCCAGCCTGGAGTAAATTTCTACGCGTCCTTTCAGGCTCTTTTCGAGAGCTTCTGGAGATGTTTTATTGTATGAAGAGTAACGCTCAACCCCCCCGCGAGGGTTGAGTTGGATGTTGTCGGAACAGGCAGGCCAGTTGATACCAGCCATCTGTGCCAGCTCGGTTAGTTCATCCCGTGCTGCTTCAATTAGCGAGAACGGATCGCTGCCAAAGCGATCCGCATAGAAATCGTTTAATGTCATTTTTTAGCCATTCCATGCGAATTATGTTTTTTCGGGTTGAAAAAATCCGCAGGAGCAGCCACAATAAACGCATCTTGAATTGACGGAATCCGTCGCGTTACTGTGGCTGCTTCCTGAAAAGGACCCGAGTTTGCCGACTCGGGTTTTTTTTCGTCTTTTTTCTGCTGCTGTAACCTGAGTCAACCCACAGAACATATGCCCTGCATTAAACCAGATTTACAGCAAACAATAAACCCCGTATTAAGTCATCTACCCTCAACCATGAATGATTTGATCGTTCCGACTATTTGGTGAACAAATTCAAGATCGCTTTTCCTGAAGATGGCGCGTTGTGAGTTTGTTCCATCCAGATAGTAATTTTCATCATCAAAACGGGCCAGGCGCTGGATAGTGATATTTCCTGCAGTATCACGAACCAGAACATCCTCGCCGGGGACCAGTTCCAGCGCAGAATCGACCAGGAGAAAATCGCCTGGCTGATAGTTTCCCTGCGTAAGATTGCTGATAGTTAACGCATACACAGTATTGCGCTGGCTGATGAATGGCAGGAATCGCTCAGTATTTGGAACCTGTCCCGGCTTCCACTCTTCATCCGGCCCACTTTCAGTTGTGCCAATAACAGGAATGCGATCAGGGTCATATTCTGTCCCATATAGCACCCAATGCACTGGCTTGCGTAAGCACTTAGCCAGGGCAATACCTATCTCCAGTGACGGCATTACGTCGCCACGTTCTAAGTTTTGGACGCCTGCTATAGAGATATCGACAGCCTCAGCAACTTCTCGCAACGTCAGCTTCATCTCTAAACGGCGTGCTTTCAGTCGTTCGCCTCGTGTTTTCATACTGTAATCATAAATGATCTTCTTATAGCTGGCTATAAAATTTATTTATTATAGCTGGCTTTAATTGTTGTTTATTGTTTATAATAACAACATGAAACCAGAAGAACTTATTCGCCATTTTGGCAGTGTAGAAAAAGCAGCGGCAGGGGTAGGTGTAACACCCGGAGCTGTTTACCAATGGTTAACCGCTGGAGAGATTCCTTCATTGCGGCAAAGCGATATTGAAGTTCGTACTGCTTATAAGCTGAAGAGTGACTTTACAACTCGGCGGGTAAAGCAGTCGATTAAGGAGAGTCGTAAGCGTGGAGCTTGAGTATATACGCAGCTGCGTCTCTACGGCATTGGCTGATGTTCATTATCGCCAGCGTGGCATTCTGGAGGTCCAGCTTGAGCAGATGCGTCTCGGTAGATCAGGACGGTTTAACAATAAACCAGTCCGGTCAATCAGTGTGGGGGATGATAACTCATACGAAGTGTCCGTTCCTGCTGAGCCGGTTAGATTCCACCAGGGGAAAACATTTAAACAATCATCAATGTTGCTCACTGATATTGATTTTCAGAGCGCCAGCTGGCGCAGGGCTATTGGTCAGTTGAATAACGAGGAATCAGCCTGGCTTTATTATTGCTACGGATGCAAGCCTGATTACAACAATGATGTGATTGTTTGTCAGTGGTTATGGCTTGATTTTCTGGTTGCTCATTCGGGGGGCGGCTTTAAAAAAATGAAGGCCTCCACGAAAAAAGCCATGCGGAAATTGATTTATTACGCGGCACAACAGGTTAAATCAGAACTTACGTGTGCTGAGGCAGTTGATGAGAGAGAACAGGACAGGCATCTGAGTTTTCTACTGAATATATCTATTGATAGCTGGAGACAAGATTATAAAGAACGCTGGCTTTTAATTAAGTCGCGATGTCTGAGCTTAAATCGAACTGCATTATTAAATGCGGCGGAGAAGCGCAGTGAAATCATCAAACGCCATCGGGCAGGAAGTGCCATTCTGTCTTTGTAAACAAGTTATGTTCAGGAAACCGTCGAAGCCAGAATTAAGGTATTCGGGGGTAAGAAATGAATATGTTATCTGGTGTCCAACTTGTGGTTACAGGACACGACCAGATAGTAATAAGCAGTCTGTAATTGCCGATTGGTATTTATCAAATCAGCCAGGTAATAAGCATATAGAAAATCTTTGGATTAAGCGTTACTTGGAAATCAGAGAGGGTGCGACCGTGGTCGCACAAGAAAATGAAAATAACGCCATTTAAGCAGGGGCCGATGACGCATGATGAAGCAGAGCGTCTTTCAGATACTTATCGGCGGCGTGGTAAGAAAGTTCTGGTTGTTCGTTCTGATTTTTTAGGTGATGGATATTGCGTTTATGTTCATTTACCTGAATCAGAAAGAACGCCAAAACCATCCAGAACATATCAACAGAAAATTTGGGTATAGATAAACGTTGAGGAGAATTATTCGTGACTAATCAGATTATTTACGACAGGAAACGGTCTGATGTAATGATTGACCTTGAAACAATGGGTACTAACACATGTGCTCCAATTGTTTCTATCGGGGCAGTGTTTTTTTCTCCAGAAAGTGAGGAATTAGGTCCTACTTTTTATGTGCCAGTGAATCTCAGAAGCTCGATGTTGAATGGTGGTATCGCCGATGGTGATACCATTTTATGGTGGTTGAAACAGAGCAAGGAAGCCAGAGCCGCTATTTGTACTAATGATGCCCTTGATATTAAGGATGCACTTTTTGAATTATCACACTTTATTACTTGCCATGCATGTAATTTAAAAAAATTGAAAGTATGGGGAAATGGAGCAACGTTCGATAATGTAATTTTACGCGGTGCTTATGAGCGCGTTGGCTTAGCCTGTCCGTGGGAATATTTTAATGATCAGGATGTTCGAACAATCGTTAATCTTGGTCAGTTTATTGGTTTTAATCCTAAAAAAGATATGCCATTTGATGGCGAACGACACAATGCCCTGGCTGATGCTATTCATCAGGCTAAATATGTATCCGCAATTTTCTCCCGTCTTGTAAAAGGGCAAGGAGAATCGTAATGGCAAAGGCTTTTACACCAGAACAGAGGGAAGAACTGAATAAACAAATTGTGGAACTCGTGCGCCTGAATGGACGAGGAACGGTTAGGCAACTTGCGGATGAAACTGGTATTAGCCGGTGTGCTGTTAGTCGTTTATCAAGAGAGCTTGCTGCCAGCGGTGATTTGTATATCTCTGGCTCCGGGATATTTCTGTCTGCACAAGCACGCAAGGACTGGCAAAACGCCCGTAAAAAACTATCAAGAGTAAAGCCGAAGAAATCGGTAGTGGTTGATCCAGACCTTATCTGGTCATTACCTGACGGAGAAATACGTCGTTACGACAGGCGCTTGAACATGATTTGTCACGATTGTCGGAAGAGCGAAGTTATGCAGCGTGTGTTGGCGTTTTATCAGGGAAATTTTCAGGAGGTGGCGTAGTGAATATCGACACCACGATAACGATCGATACGGCCCTAAATACCGGTCTGGCACTTCTCGGTTGGTTTTACATCATGTTCAGTGCGGGGAAGTGGGCGGCCTCTGTTTTTCTAAAGCAGTGGGGAAAGCGCCGCAAACAGGAAAAACGCCAGAAAGCGTTGGAGGCGTTCTATGACGCATTTGAACTTAGCCGCATTGAGCCAGGCACAACAGCCAAGATAGCGACAAAAGGCGACCTGATGATAGTGATGTTCCGACAGGAGAGAGCAGAGAAAGGTGAATCAGCATGAAATTTTCTAAATTTTCTGAGTTGGTGAATCGTATTTTGTTGAATCGTATTTTGTCCAACAACCACAGCCATCGTCGCGATATGGATGTAACAATCGTTGTTCATTCGCCTGGCAGCATTGGTTCAACACCTTCAGTTGAGGTTCAGTCAATTCACGCTGGTTTTGATTGGGATTCCGGGAAAGTGCTTATTTTCCCATCACAGCCACTGACCACGCTAACACCAGAACAGATTACTGATATCACTGATAGTGTGCGCAAAGGTCAGTCTTGGCACGCATATCAGGAATATAAAAATCATAAAGAGCAGTTGGAAAAATTGTCGATTGAGTTGGAATCAGCCAAAAATCACATAGCAGAACTGGAAGCCAAACCTGTAAGCCAAACTTACAAGTTAACTTTTGAGCAATGGCTGGAACAGCAGCATGACAAAATTGATGTTGATTGTGGATGTGTAAGTACTGAAATGCTTATGCACTGGATAAGGGTCGCGTATGAGGCTGGCAACTATCCGGTAACTCCGGATGGTTGGATAAGCTGTAGTGAGCGAATGCCTGAAAAGGGCCAGAACGTGCTTATTTCGGTGAATTTCGATAGCTCTCTGGTTGAACCGCTAATATGCTCCGCACGCTATACCGGAAGCACCTTTCGGCGCGGAGATGCAACGATTAAGCCGGGTAATGGTATTGAGCAAGCAACTCACTGGATGCCACTACCAGAACCGCCGCAGGAGTCGAAGAGTGAATAAAGCAGAGTTATTTCAGAAAATATCGGCTCTCGCGACTGAATGCCACGCTATAGCATCTGAGCTTGATGTTGGTGATGAACGAACCGAGATGTTCGAAATATACAGTGTGCTGCGCAATCTCTGTCGGCGTGGCTACGCCACTCAAGTAGGGCGAATGACTAACCCACTACTCTCATCCTGTGATGAGGATGACTCAGATGAGGATGACGAATGATGCATAAATCAGTAGCCGGTGAGTTTCAGAAGGAAGTCGATAATACTACCGTTCTATTGGACGATATTTTAAGCATTCTCGCGCTGCTTGAGGCTGGCGATTGGTCAGAACATTGCACTAAAACAGAGCTAGGCGGTCGGCTTGAAAGAGAGATTACACGACTTATTGGTGATGCGCAGGAAGCCACTGTCACTGGCTATGAGTTAATCGCTGAAGCTTGGCGTTTGATGGATGGACAAGACCCTAAAACCAGCGATTGGCATAGCAAGGCTTCGAAGTATTTAAATTCCAATATTGTAGAAAAAGTTGATGATGACCGTATTGAGGCCGTTAAGGCTGTGTTGCGTAGACTGGCTGGCAACTCTCCGGTAACTCCGGATGGTCATATTCAGTTTTCTGTTTCACTTCCTGCAGCGTTTGGTGGAGATAAATATTTTATTGATGGTGTATTTCAACCTTTGAGATATGAGCGTGACTGTGAAAGGGCGGTTGTGGCCGCTGGCGGTGTAGTTAATTGGGTTAAGTAATTTTCAGGAGGATTTATGGCGCTGACACCGGCAGAACGGCAAAGGAGACGCAGGGAACGGTTGAAGAAGGAAGGCACATCAAGACGGGACTGGATTCTAGAACCTGACGAGTTACGTATGTTGGGGGAAATTTGTGTATTGCGTAGACCAGGGCGAGTTCCATATTCGGAGAACGAAGTCATTGGTTTGCTGATCAGGAAAAACTATAAGGAGCTGCAGAAGCAGCTATCTACTACTTGCCCGCGATGTGGTCAAAAAATGCCTGTTTCAGAATGCATTTTTGATGGCGAAGGGTCATGCCACCTTACAACCACGAGGCTGAAACTTGCGCTCAAAGCGTGACTGGTCACGGAGGGATAAATGGATAAAAAGGCATTGCTTTTTGAAATGATACGAAAACGGAGCGAAAAGAGCTTTTCTGATGGTGGTGATGGTTTTGTTTTCGCTTCGATGCTTTCTTTTGATGTTGGGTTAAATAGCAGAATTGTTAAAAGGATGCTTGATTCTGCTGTCCGTACTGGACTTCTTGAGAAAGTTGATCGTGGCATAGGGAGAGAGCATAAGTATCGGGTCACACAGCAGTTTACGCAGTTAATTCATTGAAAATTGACCGTAAAGTTTGAGTTTTACCCTGTAATTTTATACAGTATAAATAACCTTTTTTAGTTAAATGGTATGAGATTTAATGTCTGAAGCAGCCGTATCAACTCTTGAACAACTCGATTCAAATTTAAGAGATATTGACGCCGTTCTGGATCTGGTTAGCGTCACCCTGGCTTCTCCAGAAGCCAGCCTACATATTGGTGAGGTTTCACGACTCATCAACATGTCGCGAGAGATTGCCCAGCATTGTCAGCAAACTATCGCTGTTGAGCGTTCACATCATTGATGCACACCCCGCCCTTCTGGACGGGGTAGTAAAAGAGTCTAATTAATAAACAGCGCGAATATCGATGGTTGCGCCGCAGGCATGAGCATATTTAGCCAAAGTTTTCATACTTGCCCCTAAAGGATTGCTTTCCAGGCGGCTGATGGCTGACGGTCGCAACCCCATTCGTTCAGCCAGAGCTGATTTCGTTAAACCTGCTCTTTCCCTCATTTCGTATAACATTTCGACCATCTCCAGCTCTTTGTCGGCCTCTTCATATCCTTTGACGGCTTCTGGAGTGTTGAGGAGTTTTTCTTTTACTTCGTTAAACGGGATGCCTTTCGCTTTCATCAGTTCATCTCCTTCAGGCGAGTTCTGGCGATTTCGATAGCCTTCACCGGTGTTTTCTGTGTCTTTTTTACAAATGCATGCAATAGATAAATTTCGTTACCAGTCGCGTAGGCGTACAGCGTTCTTGCGATGTTTTTATCCCCTACTCGTAGTTCAAAAAGCCCTCCACCTATTACACGGCTATGGGGCATCTTCAGTTTGTTGCCTTCTTTCTCCAGTCGCTCAATTAATCTGGTCATGCGACCTCGCAAATCATCTGGTAGTTCAAGCAGTTCATCCAGTGCTGCAGGGTGGGTTATCACGTTAAACATATTATAGCCTCCATATCCATAAAATACACCAAAACAAGAAAACAACGCAAATCAAAAATTTCACTAAAAAGCGAAAAATAACACTGGATGTGTTCGTTTGGCAGAGTTACAGTTCGTGTCATTGAGGGGTAATAACCCACTAACTATATGAATTTGGAGGATATTATGAATTATCAAGGTAACGAAAAAATGCGCGACGACGTTGCGGAGATAGCTAACGAACTGTATGAGTTGTGGCAGAAGGTTGAACGTTTCGAAAAGGAATATGGTTTCAACAGTACCAACCTAACAGACCGACTGGCTGGTCGCTTAGTTGGGACTATGGGGCCAAAACTGGCTGAGTTGAACCGCTTTATGGCTGATGTTGATTTCCAGTTTCAAGATTGATTAGAGAGGCGTTATGAATATTAATGAAATTCGTGGAAATATGACTGAAGCGGCCCTGAGTGTGGAATGTGTTATGCGTGGATACCCACGCATTTCCCTGAAAGAGTTAAGCGAAGCCTGTTTTTTGAGTCAAGCTGCCGTTGAATTTATCATCGAACAGATGATCTGTTTTGGGGTTGCAAAGCGTAGCGGATCTGGTCGATATTCTTTGACCGATGAATATAAGCAGGCAACTTTCTAAAAGCTGTGCGACCACGGTCGCACAGCACAAAAACGAAAAAGCTTGGCAAAATGACGGTTTTTAGTTATTGTTTTGTTAAGTTGGGTTTTTTGTACCCAACAGCCAACAAGCCGCCTTTATGGCGGTTTTTTTGTGCCTGAAAAGTGGGCGCAGGACAAGTTGCAGCTTGTCCTGCGGTCAACCCATGCCAGAGCTATAGGCTGAACCTAAAGCCCACCCGCGATGCGCATCGCCGGGTTAGCTTACCCAGGCAAAAAAATAATAGCTATGTTCAAAACCACTAATATTCATGGCGCACAACTCGTTTGCGCAGATTCTCTGCAATTTATCAAAACCATCCCTGATAACTCGGTCAATTTGATTGCAACAGACCCACCATACTTCGGCGTAAAGGCTAACGCATGGGATAACCAGTGGGATAGCGATGCTGACTTTTTGGGGTGGATTGACGAATTTTTGGCAGAATTTTGGCGGATATTGGCCCCTAATGGCAGCCTGTATATGTTTACCGGCTCTCGCCTTGCGTCAAAAATTGAATTATTAACTCGCGACCGTTTCAATGTTCTGAACCATATCATTTGGGCTAAACCCAGTGGTATGTGGCGCGGTTGTCATAAAGAAAGTTTAAGGGCTTATTTTCCTGCTACTGAAAGAATATTATTTGCAGAGCATTACGGCGCGTCAGGTTATGCTAAAGGTCAGTCAGGTTATGCTTCAAAATGTGCAGATTTAAGAAAAAATATTTTTTCTCCACTAATTGATGCTTTTTCGCTGGCTCGCCGTCAGTTAGATATATCAGCCGCAGACATTAATTCAGCGACAGGAAAGCAGATGTGTTCACACTGGTTTTCTTATTCGCAGTGGCGGCTTCCATCATTAATTGATTTTAATAAACTATGCGAATTATTTCGCAGGAAGGCAGATTCACTCGGTGTCCCGTGTCCATATCCTTTTAATTTTGATTATTCAGAACATGAAAAGCGTTATAGCGATCTGAAATTGCATTATGAGGAAGTAAAGAAGCAGTATGATGATTTGAAGGCTCAGTATGAAAATTTACGCCGTCCATTTCATGTTACTGCTGATGTACCTTATACCGATGTATGGGAGTTTCCTCCTGTGCAATATTATCCTGGCAAGCACCCATGTGAAAAACCTGCAGCGATGATGGAACATATTATAAAGAGTAGTTCACGCCCCGGAGATATCGTTGCCGATTTCTTTATGGGATCAGGCTCAACTATTAAAGCTGCGCTGAAGTTAGGACGTCAGGCAATAGGTATTGAGATTGAGGGCGAACGTTATCTTCAGACAGTTGATGAAGTGAAAAAGTTATTTGAGTAACTGGAGAATATATTCCCCTGCCGTTTTTGGTAGGGGTTATTTTCGCCATATAGTTTCCAAGCCGAAACCTCAGCAACTATTGCGAGGTAAGAGATATGAAGATGGATGAACGATACAGCAGTGCATCTTATGGTAGCGCTGGTCTTGCTGCGTTCTTTGCCAGCCTGTCATTGCAGGATTGGGGCTTCATTATCGGTGTCGCGTTCAGCATTATCCTCGGTGTGCTTACATACCGGCTCAATAAACGCGAGCAGATGAAGCGCACGAAGATATTGCAGGACATATTGGATAAAACTAATACCAATAATCTTTCTGCTACAGCGATGGTTATTGGAGAGCTGGGGAAGAGAGCACCGAAGGAAATATGATGCAGTCATCATTACGCAAAGCTGTCACAGCTGCTATTGGTGGCGGGGCTATTGCCATAGCGTCTATGCTCATCACTGGCCCAAGTGGTAACGATGGTCTGGAAGGTGTCAGTTACATACCATACAAAGATATTGTTGGCGTATGGACTGTATGTTATGGACACACTGGAAAAGACATCATGCTAGGTAAAACGTATACCGAAGCAGAATGCAAAGCTCTCCTGAATAAAGACCTTGCCACTGTCGCCAGACAAATTAACCCGTACATCAAAGTCGATATACCGGAAACAACGCGCGGCGCTCTTTACTCGTTCGTTTACAACGTGGGCGCTGGCAATTTCAGAACATCGACGCTTCTTCGCAAAATAAACCAGGGCGATATCAAAGGCGCATGTGACCAGCTACGTCGCTGGACATATGCTGGCGGTAAGCAATGGAAAGGGCTGATGACCCGTCGTGAGATTGAGCGTGAAGTCTGTTTGTGGGGGCAGCAATGAGCAGAGTCACCGCGATTATCTCCGCTCTGGTTATCTGCATCATCGTCTGCCTGTCATGGGCTGTTAATCATTACCGTGATAACGCCATTACCTACAAAGAGCAGCGCGACAAAAACGCAAGAGAACTGAAGCTGGCGAACGCAACCATTACTGACATGCAGCAGAGACAGCGTGATGTTAATGCACTCGATGCTAAATACACGAAGGAGTTAGCTGATGCGAAAGCTGAAAATGAAACTCTGCGCGCTGATGTTGCCGCTGGTCGTCGTCGGTTGCACATCAAAGCAGTCTGTCAGTCAGTGCGTGAAGCCACCACCGCCTCCGGCGTGGATAATGCAACCAGCCCCCGACTGGCAGACACCGCTGAACGGGATTATTTCACCCTCAGAGAGCGGCTGATGACGATGCAGATGCAACTGGAAGGGGCACAGGAGTATATCCGCACTCAGTGCATTAAGTAGCCTTTTTATCGTGGTAAACATTTCGCAGGGTATGAGGTATTTATGCCATCACTAATCCCACGTGCCTGCCGTAAGCGTGGATGTGCAGGTACAACCACAGACAGTTCGGGTTACTGCGATAAACATCGCGGTGAAGGCTGGGTGCAGCACCAGCGCGGACTGAGCCGCCACCAGCGTGGCTATGGCTCAAAATGGACGGTGATTCGTGCCCGTATTCTGAAGCGCGATAAAGGTCTGTGTCAGTTGTGTCTGCGTGTCGGTGTGGTGAGCGAGGCGAAAACCGTCGACCACATCATCCCGAAAGCGCATGGCGGAACAGACGCAGACAGCAACCTGCAGAGTCTGTGCTGGCCCTGCCATAAAGCGAAAACAGCGCGCGAACGAATCCGGTGATAATTATTCTCACTTGTAGGGAGGGGCGGGGCAAATCCCTGTGACCTGACGTCTTCCGGACTGCCCGCCCCATCGTTTTTTTATACCCGCGAAAAATGAAATTTAACCAGGAGTGCCGCATATGGCTGGAACGGCGGGGCGTTCCGGGCGTCGCCCCAAGCCAACGGCGCGCAAGGCGCTGGCCGGAAACCCCGGCAAGCGAGCCCTGAACAAAGATGAACCTGTTTTTACGCCCATCAAAGGTGTTGAGCCACCAGAGTGGTTCGCTGAAGAAGATCTCCCTCTCGCCACGATCATGTGGCAACTGACAACCAAAGAACTCTGCGGTCAGGGCCTGCTGTGCGTGACTGACCTGGCGGTACTTGAGCGGTGGTGCGTGGCCTATGAGTTCTGGCGACGTGCCGTGAAAAATATTGCCATACAGGGCAACACCATCACCGGTGCAATGGGCGGCAGGGTCAAAAATCCGGAGCTGACCGCCAAAAAAGAACAGGAGTCCGAGATGAGCAGCACGGGGGCAATGCTCGGACTCGACCCCAGCAGCCGCCAGCGTCTGATTGGCCTGGCGGGGCAGAAGAAAGCCACTAACCCGTTTCTGAAAATTATCGAATCATGAGCCGGAAATCTTACCCCAACGTAAATGCTGCAAATCAGTATGCCCGGGATGTCGTGCGCGGAAAGATTGTTGCCTGCCAGTTTGTGATTCAGGCCTGCCAGCGCCATCTTGATGACCTGATGGCGGAAAAAAGTAAGTCGTTTCGTTACCGCTTCGACAAGGACCTGGCTGAACGGGCCGCGAAATTTATTCAGCTGTTGCCGCACACCAAGGGGGAGTGGGCATTCAAACGGATGCCCATCACGCTGGAGCCGTGGCAGCTATTTGTGATCTGCTGTGCGTTTGGCTGGGTCAATAAAGGCACCCGGTTGCGCCGCTTCCGGGAGGTGTACACCGAAATCCCCCGTAAGAACGGCAAATCAGCAATCTCTGCCGGTGTTGCCCTGTATTGTTTTGCCTGTGATAACGAGTTTGGCGCGGAAGTGTATTCCGGTGCCACGACAGAGAAACAGGCGTGGGAAGTCTTTCGCCCGGCGCGACTGATGTGTAAACGCACACCCATGCTGACGGAAGCGTTCGGGATTGAGGTTAACGCCTCAAACATGAACCGTCCGGAGGATGGCGCGCGGTTTGAACCGCTGATCGGCAACCCAGGTGATGGTTCATCACCCCACTGTGCCGTGGTTGATGAATATCACGAGCATGCCACCGATGCGCTTTATACCACAATGCTTACCGGGATGGGGGCGCGACGTCAGCCACTGATGTGGGCCATCACCACCGCCGGGTACAACATTGAGGGGCCGTGCTACGACAAGCGGCGGGAAGTCATCGAGATGCTCAACGGCTCGGTGCCTAACGATGAACTGTTCGGGATCATCTATACCGTTGATGAAGGTGACGACTGGACCGGCCCGCAGGTGCTGGAAAAAGCCAATCCAAATATTGGCGTGTCGGTTTATCGCGAATTTTTGTTAAGTCAGCAGCAGCGTGCGAAAAATAACGCCCGTCTGGCAAACGTCTTTAAAACAAAACACCTCAATATCTGGGTGTCGGCGCGTTCGGCGTATTTCAACTTGGTGAGCTGGCAGAGCTGCGAGGATAAATCACTGACCCTTGAGCAGTTCGAGGGGCAGCCGTGCATTCTGGCCTTTGACCTGGCGCGTAAGCTGGATATGAACAGCATGGCGCGACTTTATACCCGCGAGATTGACGGTAAAACGCATTACTACAGTGTGGCCCCGCGTTTCTGGGTACCGTATGACACGGTGTACAGCGTCGAGAAAAATGAAGATCGACGGACAGCCGAACGCTTTCAGAAATGGGTGGAAATGGGCGTTCTGACCGTTACCGATGGTGCGGAGGTGGATTATCGCTACATCCTCGAGGAGGCCAAAGCGGCGAACAAAATCAGCCCGGTCAGTGAGTCACCCATCGACCCCTTCGGGGCGACCGGGTTGTCACATGACCTTGCTGATGAAGACCTGAATCCCGTCACTATCGTCCAGAACTTCACCAATATGTCCGATCCGATGAAAGAGCTGGAAGCAGCGATTGAATCGGGACGTTTTCATCATGACGGCAATCCCATCATGACCTGGTGTATCGGCAACGTGGTCGGCAAAAACATGCCGGGTAACGATGATGTGGTGAAACCCGTCAAAGAGCAGGCGGAAAACAAAATCGATGGTGCAGTTGCGCTGATTATGGCGGTTGGCAGAGCCATGCTGTACGAGAAAGAAGACACGCTGTCTGACCACATTGAGTCCTACGGGATCCGCTCGCTTTAACTGAGGTAATTATGATCATGCTGATTCTCGCGCCTCTGGTGGGCGTGCTGGGTGCGCTTTTGCTGGCGTATGGTGCCTGGCTGATTTATCCCCCGGCGGGTTTTGTTGTTGCCGGGGCGCTGTGCCTGTTCTGGTCGTGGCTGGTGGCGCGATATCTCGACCGTACACGGCAGTCTGTCGGCGGAGGTAAATAGTGTTCTTTTCGGGATTATTTCAACGAAAAAGCGATGTGCCGGTGACCACGCCAGCAGAACTGCTGATGCTATCGGGCTGTCATACGACACCTATACCGGAAAGCGGATCAGTAGCCAGCGGGCCATGCGCCTGACGGCGGTCTATTCTTGCGTCAGGGTGCTGGCAGAGTCTGTTGGTATGCTGCCCTGCAGTCTCTACAAAATCAGCGGTACCCTGAAAACACGGGCGGTGGATGAACGACTGCATAAGTTGGTTTCGGCAAAACCTAATGGCTACATGACACCGCAGGAATTCTGGGAGCTGGTTATTGTCTGCCTGTGTCTACGGGGGAATTTTTACGCCTACAAGGTAAAGGCACTGGGAGAAGTGGTGGAGCTTCTTCCGATAGATCCGGGCTGTGTGGAACCGAAGCTGAACAGCCAGTGGCAGCCGGTTTATCAGGTGACGTTTCCGGATGGTTCCGTGGATGTGTTGACCCAGAATGAAATCTGGCATGTGCGCACCCTGACGCTGGATGGACTTGTCGGGCTGAATCCCATTGCGTATGCGCGTGAGGCCATTTCACTGGCAGCGGCAACCGAGGAGCACGGTGCCAGGTTGTTTAGTAATGGTGCGGTGACATCCGGTGTGTTGCGTACGGAACAAAAGCTCACGCCGGATGCTTACGAGCGTCTGAAGAAAGATTTTGAGGAGTGTCACACGGGGCTTGGCAATGCTCACCGCCCGATGATTCTGGAAATGGGGCTGGACTGGAAGTCGATGGCGCTGAACGCCGAGGACAGTCAGTTCCTGGAAACCCGCAAGTTTCAGCTGGAAGAAATCTGTCGTCTGTTCCGGGTGCCGTTGCACATGGTGCAGAACACCGATCGCGCCACCTTCAACAATATCGAAGAGCTGGGGCTGGGATTTATCAACTATTCACTGGTGCCGTATCTGACCCGCATCGAACAGCGGATCAACACCGGACTGGTACGAAAAAGTAAGCAGGGCGTTTATTACGCCAAATTTAACGCCGGGGCGTTACTGCGCGGGGATATGAAGTCCCGTTTTGAAGCCTACGCCACCGGGATCAACTGGGGAATTTACTCTTCCAATGACTGCCGCGACCTGGAAGATATGAATCCGCGTCCCGGTGGTGTAATGCCGATCAGTTAAGGATCAGTTGACCGATCCAGTGGCTGTGTAAGAATCCGGAAAC